TGCACAGCTGTTGGAACAATCTCCTCAAGCTGTTGTGCAATAAAACCAATATCGTGACCTTCTCTTTCTGAAACGTTCTCTACTGGTTTCCAGTCAAACTCTACAGGATTAATTTGCTGAACGATAGCAACACCATCAGTTAAGGTAGCAACATTCTCCTTAACCCTTTGGTCTGAAAGACCTGGAAGTATATCACCCTGCCATTCCAAGTTCTGAGAACCTCTTGGAACCATACCAAGAAGCTGCCATCCTGTGTTTACACTAAAACGTTCAATTCGGAACTGAGCACCATATACAGGTTCAGTTCCTGCTTCATTCTGTACTCTAAATCTAAATCTACCATATGCCCAGTCATCTACTGAACCGTGGATCTCTATGTTAGAGTTAAATGGCTGATTATATCCTACACCTTGACGAACAATCAATGTTGAATTTCCATCAGCTAGAATATCACATGTGTTGTTTTGAATATCAAGAACCTGCCTCCAAGAACTCCAAGTTCCGTTCCAAGCAGAACGAAAATGCATTGCTCTCTGCTTACCAGTACCATTAAACTGATTCTCTGGAATTGCTATTTGAAAACTATCTGCACCAGCATTTAAGAATGAAAGAAAACTACCATACGTGTATGTTGGTGGTTTGTTAGCCCCAGATGCATCGTGATATGATGAAGCGACAAGTTTACCATTTACACCCCAGCTGTTCCAGTCAGTGCTGTAATTAATGCCATAGTTGTCTAATCTGTTAGCTGTAGTTGAACTTGTAGCACTACCTGAAGTAGTTGCAAAACTTACAGATTGAGTAGCAATATTTTCTTCAGTAATAAATTGCCAAGGTCCAACTTTAGCTCCAGCCTCATTTCTCTGATATCTAGGTACGCCCCAGAATGGCATAATAATACTCTGAGAGTAGTAGGTGTCACCATTACCGTGGTTTCCTATAAAATGTGATGCCCAACCACCGGTCCAGCTGTGAACATTGCCGGATGTTTGATGGTAAGTAAAACTATCAGTTCCAAAACCTGTAATGCTTACCCCGCTTGCACGACTCACAGACTGTGAGCCAATGTTTCCAGTAGTGATGGCATCTGTTATTCCATATCCACTTATGGTAGTTGGTTTTGATGTTAATGATGCAAAAGTGTGAGTATGTGATGCATCTGCAAATGTGCTTGTTGCAACATATGCTGCTGAACCTAAGCCAAGTTGACTTTTTACGTGAGCAACACTAGCTTTTCTACTCCATCCATCTCCATTTGAAACAAAAAATGAACTAATAGTAGGGTTTTCAGTTTCACCTGTACTAAAATTTATATGGTTTGCATATATGTAACCATTAGCATCTCTTTGTACAACGTGATTTGCTGTTACACCTGTACTATAAGAAAAACCAAGTGATGTTAAATAAGAACCACTTGCTTGCTTGCCATCTAGGGCTGATTGCAATCCTGTTACGTTAGCAATACTATGTGTATGACTAACTGGTGCATATACTCCATCTGTAATTTGACTTCTAAAATGTGCAGGTGTAGCTTTTCTTATGTATCCATCATTCGTGTTTACATAAATATCTGTAATAGTAGAAGTAGTGTTACCAGACGTAGTATTAATCCATCCTGCTTGAATATATCCATTTACATCAGTACGGACAACTTTATCGGCTTCATTGTTTCTTCCACTGTGAACAGCAAGACCAGCTAAAGTAGAGGTAGCATTTGTAGCATTTGTAACACTAAAAGTATTTCCATTATCAATAAAAGCTTTGGTAACAAGTGTTGTCTGAGTACCTGAAGTAACAGATAAGTTACCGGTGTATACTGTAATTACTTTATTAAGGTTAGTTCCTAAAGTTCTAACATTAAATATTTCCGGAGAATGGTAAGTTTGAGGTGTTGTTGGTGCAGCAGCAAAGTATGCTTCTATATAATAAAGAGAATTATTTTTTACAATTCTTGCTTCTGTCACATAGTCATCTACTCCAAACTTTCTTAAATCTATGGTTGCGTTATCACCTTCGCCAAGCCAGTAAGTAATTTCATATATAACTTCATTTATTGAGCCATTATTAGTAAAACCTAGTATAAGTATACCTGCACCAAAATTATCAAGTTTTGCAATTCTGTACCAAGCGGCGGCACCATTTGTAACAGTGTATCCTATTCCTGAGTATTGATAATGTATATTCTTAATACCTGACAAACCACCATTCAGATAGTTATCACCGTTCATTACAACGGTTCCAGTGGTTGTACCACCAGCAAGTTTTAAAAATCTTCCATCAGACTCTGTCTCAGTATAGTACCTATCATCGTGCGTGTGTGAAGCTGCTGCATAACTTCCAGCTGGTTGCGCCCAAGTGCTAAAATTTGAAGAATCTAAAACTGTTCTCCAAGCTTGCCAAGTTCCGCTATTTTTACCTCTAAGGGCAATTTGACCAGAACGGTAATCACCTGCAATTTGGTGTTGCCAGCTATCACTATATCTCTGAGAGTATAAAGCGCCATCAGTAGAGTTACCTGAGAAGTTTGCTACACCACCAGTGTAGTAAGAAATACCGTTACTGTTAATACTATCAGCATTTGTTGCACTGTTACTTCCAGTGTTTACAAAACCCCAGCCATCTATTTGATCAGCACTACCTGCTGTTGTAGCGTAACTTACTGATTGAGACCCAATGTTGCCTGCATGGACTACTGCATTACCTTGGATGTTAAGAGCAACAAAGTTAGAAGTGCTATTTGTTTGTAAATAATAACTATTGTCATTATTCATATACATTGCACCACTTATAGTCTTTCTAATATCCCAACCTGCCCAGTTTCCGTTTAAGAAGCCGTAATCACTTCCGTTACCATAAATTTGGAATTTAAATGATCCACTACTATTTTGTACAAGTATTCCTGCATCACCTCCAGCATCAGCAGTTCTTAGTAATATATTGTTACCATTGTAACTAGTAAATAAATGCCCAGCAGCTCTTAATGAACCTGCTATCTGCAAATCTCCTGAAGTAGAGTTAAGAGCAGCAATAGGAGCATAGCTAATTCTTCCCCAAGTAAATCCTCTACCCGTATCTCCATCATTCATTTGCGCCTTAATAGAGTAGTCAGTAACAGGTCCATATTGATACAAAGAACCTACACCCATACTTATTTTGTATGAGTCACTTCCACTCCAGAATCTTAAACCATTTCCTACTCCTGCCGTTACATCATAAAACTGATTTATATTACTTCCATTAGGAGCAGATCCTGCACTACCTGTTACGTTGATAGACCATGTCCCTGAAGCACCACTACCTGTTAAAGAAGGAGAATAAGAAGTATAGTTTCCACTATGTAATATTGTATTCCAGCCTCCCCAAGAACCAGCATTTGCATTACGTAGATACAATCTATCTCCACCAGTGTCAAAAAATAACTGAGAGTGGTAGTTTCCAGGGTGTGTGTCTATCTGAAGTACCGCTCCTCCGTTATGAACTACCGTTGGTCTATTTGACCAGTTACCTGTAGAGCCCCTATAGAGTCCTGTACCATTGAAGTCATTGACATTAAATGTCCCTACACTTACCTGATATAACCTATTGCTAATTTGTGAATCAATTTCTGTTTCAGTATAGTATCTGTCATCGTGAGTATGTGAAGCAGCAGCATAACTTCCAGCCGCTTGAGCGCCTATCTCTGCTAATGTCCAACTAACATTTGCACTTCCATTAAAGTTCTTTCCAGTGGCACCAATTGTAAGAGTTCTGGCCGTCTGTAAAACAGTAGCACTACCAGCATTTCCAGTAATAGTAGTTTGGTCGCCAGTGTTTGTGCCACTTGATGTTCCACTAAAGTTAGTTGCTGATAATGTACCTGTTACAGTTAAACCACCACTATTTCCATATCCAATCGTTGCACCACCATACACAGACAATCCATAAGATGGTGCTGCTGTATTAGCTGCGCCCCAACCACTTGGGCTACCAATATGAACTCGCTCATATAAATGAATAAATTCACCAGTTTGAGAACCAACCGCCCTACCTCTAATTGTACCTACCGATATAGCGTGGTCATCAGTTTTGGTAAAACTTAGTTGAGATGCAGTTGTAGCACCTCTACCAGTAACAGTTGCAAGTGTATCCGATTCAGCAGTTAAGTAAGAACCTGCAGCCTGAGCTCCAATCTCCGCTAAGGTCCAACTGACGTTAGCTGAACCATTGAAAGTCTTACCTGTTGCTCCAATTGTTAAAGTACGTGCTGTAGCTAATGTTGTAGCGGTAGCAGCGTTACCAGATGTAGAACCAGAAGATGCAGCATAGTTTACTGACTGAGAACCAATCGTTCCGGTATCAATCTGTCTGTATGCTGTTCTTGATGCTGAAACATTAGTACGAGCAGCTGTATCAAAAGAAATAGACCATCCGGTTTTCCAATATTCAGATTGTGAATGCCCTGCCTGAAAATCTGTTACAAATACGTTAGGGTAAGTCCAAGACCAACCCGGCTCTCCAATCCAAATAACATCTCTTGTTCCATTGTTACCAAAGTATACAGGAACATCAGCACCTTTACCTGAATCATTTAAAAGGTATGCAAATACATTATACCAATCGTGAGTATAGTAATTGTATCCACCACATCTAATAGTAAACGACTGACCTGTGCTATACTCATATACTTGCACAGTCATACTCATCATAGTATTTATTCCATACGCTGCTGTAGGTAGATTAATTCTAATGGCCCCACCTGTTCCAGATGGATGATTTACAGTAGATGCTCCACCGGGAATTACAAATCTTCTGTTTGAATCTAAAATACCAGAATCAGCCCTAACCGATCCACCAGCTTCAATACTACCACCGGTATAAATATTTTTGTCATTATACGCTCTAATCCAAGTAGAGTCTGTCATTCTCCAGCCTCCAGCATACGACTCAAAATAAAGACCTTCTGAACCAGAGACTCTTACCCAACCACCATTTGCGTAAATGTCTCCTTTAACGTGAAGCTTGTATAAAGGGTCTGCTGCACTAAAGTCACCAATGCCAAGTTTATTTCCTTGAATTGCTAAACCATCAGTAGGTCTAGAAATGCTTGCTGGCTCTCCATCATATCCGGTGGCAATAAATATCATTCCATTTGCATTCTTTGCCCAGATTCTTAATTCAGCATCACCGTCATCGTGCTGACGTATTCCGGTTCTCCAAACAGATTGACTTCCAAATACAATAGAACCTTCATAAGATCCAGCGTGAAGATTCAACTGACCTGTTAAAGTACCACCACTAAGAGAAAGAGCAGACGAGCTAATATTACTAGTAGTAATAATACCGTGTGTAGCTAAGTTACCAGCATGTATTGCACTGTGTCCACCAATTGTTGTTCCGGTTAATAAAACAGCCATCTTATTTGTTTTCTAATTTGTTGATTCTTTCAGCAAGTTCTTGTACAGACTTCAGTAAAATTACTGATAGTCTAGTGTAGTTAACACCACTCGGTTGACCCTCTTCATTATAAGTTACAACTTCTGGATAAATCTCTGCAACTTCTTCTGCAATAAGACCAATTTCCTCTTCTTCTACACCAATCTTATTATATCGTACTGGGCGTAGTTGTTCTACTTTTTTAGTAGATGATTCTAGATCTACAATATTCTCCTTAAAGCGGATAGAAGAGCTTTCTGTAAATGTTCCTTCTACTGTTACGTTACCAGCAAATACTACTTCAGCTGATTGCACGTTCTTCGCATCTACTGAATCTGTGTTCCAGTATGCGTAATCAGCGTGGTTACCCCAAGAATGTGCGGCATCCCAGTTTGATTTGTTGTAACCGCTTGCAGAAAGAGTTCCACTAGTAACAATGTTACCAGTCCGTTCAACTCTAAACACTTCAGAACTTCCGGTAACACCCTGAAACAAATAATAACCGGATGAGCTATCCTGTTGGACAGCCTTTATAATTGGCGTTCCTTGAGTAGATGATGAGAATGATACCCATCCTGTAGCGTTACCTCCACCAATTGGTAAGTATAAACCGGCGTGGTTACCCCATCCGTATGCGGTGTTCCAGTTACTTACATTACTTGATGTAAAATCTCCTGAATGCCAAATTCTACGAACAGGATTCCAAGTAGTAACATTACCACTCCTTAAATACCAGTTTTCGTGCGCTGACGTACTAGAACCTCCAATTATTTGCCAAGCGGAATAATTATCATGCCATCCTTGCAAAGTCATTGCACTATGCCAGTCACTTATTCCAGTTATTTGGTTTGTAAATTCCCAACTTGCACGGTAATCCTCATAGTCATTAGGAGTCCTTTGAGCAGCACGTGTATCTTCAATAGCAACACGTGGTGTATAAGAAGCATACCCAGAACTGCCTGCACTACTTGCGTATGATACACTCTGAGATCCAATATTAGAAGTTGTTATAGCTGTAGAGGCTGGTTGATAGTAAGATCCTTGTTGACCGTCTAGTAAGTCAGCATCTAAACCACTTCCACTTCCATCATTACCAGCATGCCAAACAGTATTTGTACCTACTGTTGCCCTACCGTCACCATAAACTCTAAATAAATCATCCGCTCCCCAATGTCCTATAGTAACAAAATTACTATCTGATGCAGCACCTGCCCAGTAGTAACCAATATATCCACTATTCTTAGTATTCCCGGTTTTACCAACAACTATAATGTTATGTTGACCAGCAGTAAGATTTGCTGCTAGATTTTCTTGAGAATGTACAAATGTTGAAGATGTAGAAGTATTTACACTTAAAGTAGGTGCGCCAGCGGCTCCTGTACTATTTATTATAATTCTACTGTTAGCTGTATTACCCCTTCCAGTTACAGTGGCTAGTGTATCAGTTTCAGTATACCCAGTAATATATCCTTGAGCCTTAACAAATGCAGTGGTAGCAATCTGTGTGCTGTTAGTAGCCGTAGCTGCTGTGGGTGCAGTTGGTGTACCTGTAAGTGCCGGAGAAGCTAGCGGTGCTTTAAGAGCAAGAGCAGAAGTAATAGTAGATGCATAAGAAGCATCATCATTAATAGCTGCCGCAAGTTCATTAAGTGTATCTAATGCACCCGGAGCTCCACCAATAAGATTAGTAATAGCGGTATCTACATATGATTGTGTAGCCGCTTGTAATCCACCAATACTCAGAGTACCGGTAGAACTAATGGTTACAGGATTTGTAAATGGTCCAAGATTTACTGTATTATCTGCAAAGGCTTCAATAACTGGAAGACCGGCAACTGTGTTCACAGAGAACAGACTATCATCAAGACTATCTGTTACAGTAAACAATCTACCGTTTACACCATCTACATAAAACGCATCTGATCCGGCTGCTGTACTAATTACACCAAGAGCTGCTCCAGATACTGTAAGATCACCAGTAACAGTATCACCGGTAACATTTACAAAACGAGCATCTGATTCTGCTTCTGTGTAATATCTACCGTCGTGGGTGTGACTATCATCAACAACCGTTACCGTAAGAGTAGCATTACCAAGATTGGTAAATGTTGCACTACCTGTAGCATCACCCGCAAGTGTAAGAACAGGATCAGAAGTAGCCGTAGTAGTAATAGTAATATTACCAAGATCGGTCATAGTAGCTGCACCTGTTACAGCACCAGCAAGAGTAATTGTAGGATCTGGTTTGTTAGTAACGTTTGTCCAGTCAAGGTAGTATGAACCTTGTTGTCCATCTAATAAGTCAGCATCAAGTCCAGTTCCAGCTCCGTCATTACCTGCGTGCCATACTACGTTGCTGTTGATGTATGTAGTACCAAAAATATAAGTAGTACCAGAAGTATTAGAATAGTTAAGATAAAGAGTTCCTCCTGTACCCAATACAAAATGTGCAGCATCTCCTCTGAAGTAGTTGGCACTTCCTGTACTGTTTACGTTAGAAATAGAAAGATCAAGACCAGGGAAGTAAGTGCGTCCATCTGCATAAATTGTTTGTCTTGTTGAACCTCCAGAAACTATAGAAACGTGACTATCATTTTCCCCTACAATTCCTTGATTACTGTTGCCCCATCTCAAGTATTGTCCTGAGTCAATAAATAAAGTACCTCCATTTACATAGGCAGAGCCGGCAACTTGTAGTTTGTAAATTGGACTAGTAGTACCAATGCCGACGTTGCCGCTGGCCTTAATAACCATCTTAGTAGTAGGAGTATCCCTCCCTGCATTTGCAGTCTTGAATAATATCTTACCATTGTAGTTACCATCATCACCAGATGATATAACAGCGCCTATCCAATCAAGGTTGGTTCCTGATTGACCAAGCCTAAAGTTGAACTCAGGCTCGTATTCATACCTAGCGGCTACAGTTATTTTATTGGTAACAGCATCAAGGAAGTTTCCAACCTCCAACTTCGTACTTGGCGACGTCGTACCAATGCCGACGTTGCCAGTTGATGCGTCAATACGCATCCGTTCATTAGTACCATTAGCGTAAAATCTTAAATGCCCACTAGCGCCACCTGAATTATTGTAGCCGATGTACATTCCATCGTTGAGTGCGGTAGATTCATTCCTTATTACACGAATATTTGCATAGACATCAGCACCGCTATTAGAAAGTACTGTTGTTCCTCCAAACTTTAATGTGCTTGTAAAATTAATATCTCCTGCTACATCAAGTTTATAACCGGGACTAGCAGTACCAATACCCACATTGCCGTTTGTATCAAACCAAACTCTTTGTGTTCCTCCAGAACTAATACTTACTTTATCAGTTACTGTTCCTGAACCAATTGCAATTCCAGGAAGAGAGGTAGAATATCCAATAATCCAGTTATCACCCGCTTTTCTTATACCTGTGTCTGGAGCAAGATTAACACCGCCATTAAAAGTAACAGCTGTACTTGTACTAGCTCCTCTAGCAGTAACTGTGGCTAGAGTATCAGCCTCAGCAGTTAAATAAGAACCAGCGGGCTGTGCACCAATTTCCGCTAATGTCCACGATACATTAGCACTACCGTTAAATGATTTACCTGTATTACCAATTGTAAGTGTACGTGCTGTCTGTAATACTGTAGCGGAACCTGCATTACCGGTGATGGTGGTTTGGTCTCCTGTATTAGTGCCAGAAGAAGTACCACTGAAGTTAGACGCATTAATTGTTCCAACTAATGTCACAGCTCCAGCTGCAGATATTCTTAGTCTATGAGAGTTATTATTGACATCGTAAATACTGAATGTTCCATCATCATTTATAATGGAGTAGTCAGAGTCGTTGTCTGTATCAGTAAGATTTATTCTTGGATACGCATAAGACAGCGTAAGTGTTCCAGTCATTGTATCTCCAGACTTGGAGACCTTACCCGCAATACTATTAGTTACTGTAGTAGCAAAGTTGGGGTCATCACCAAGTGCAGTAGCAAGCTCGTTAAGAGTGTTTAGCGCATCAGGTGCTGTGTCTACAAGATTTGCAATTGCCGTGTCTACATATCCTGTAGTTGCATATCCTTGTGCAGTAACCCATTGTCTAGATGCTACTTGCTTCCAAGTACCAATAGTGGCATCTTTACTTCTAAAGTATAAACCATCTGCCGATGATGTCGTATCTGCACCAAGCTGGAAACCATAGTTTCCATCGTATTGCATTACGTTAAAAATTGTAGTGTGTCCAGCAACTGGACCGTTTACAGCATAGTTTCTGTATATACCAAAAGTGGTGTATGTATTTGCATCACCGCCAGTAGTATAAATTGCTCCATGAACTTGAGCTGCTGTTATACCAGTTAAGTAAGTATTAGTATCTACGGTAATTGAACCACTAGCATTAGTTCTAAGTAAACCAGCTCCATATGCATTAAACTGTACAGTACCGTTTGCATAAATAACAACTCTATCAGTAGCAGCAGGGGCGTTGTAAAATCTATAGTTAACATCATCTGCAGAAAGACCTACAAACCACTCACTTGCTCCAGCAATATCTTCATACCAAACTCCAGCACCATTATTATGACCTCCAAGTGTAAGTCTACCATTAGTAATATTTATAGCATCTTCTACAGCAGCTCCTCCAGATATAATAAGACCATTAGCAGTAGTAACACCATTAACATCTAACGTTGTAGCTGGATTTGTTTTACCAATGCCTACGTTGCCTGCATTTGTAATTGCAAAAAAGTTAGATGATTCTCCTGGTGCAGCGGCAGAAGCCTGATATGTTGCTCCTGATTTTCTATTTATTAAAAACGTGTCACCAGCTCCATATCCAGTACCATAAAACCAAGTAGCATCGGTTCCTTCATTAAAAAGATAAACACCTAATCCTCTTGCCTCAGGGGTATCGGTTGTTGAAGATTGGAATATAATAGACCCTTGAGTATATCCAGTTGATGCGCCAGTAACTCTTATAGATTGGGCTGTTGAAATGTCTAACTTATATGAAGGCGACGTCGTCCCAATACCTACGTTGCCGTTGCCTAAAATGCGTATGCGCTCGGAGCCCTCTGTAGCTAATGAGATTCCAAAATATCCAGATATTCCTATTGGACTACTCGATGTTGGAATTAAGTTAAAACCATAATGCGGTTGAGTTTTACCATTTAAAGTAAACCAATCTGCCGTATTATAGCCTATAATTCCAGTAGTCGTATTTATACCTCCACCAACATTTAACAACGAGTTACTAATGGATGAAGTCGTCCCAATACCGACGTTGCCATTAGTAGCATTAACAATAAACTGACTAGTATTTACTTTGAATCCATAACCTGATGCAATCTGCATAGTTATGTCCCCAATTTCAGGATTAAATGAAATATATTTAGAAGCAGTATTTACATCAAAATAAGCCCTATCAAGTCTATCTCTTACTTTAAAACTACTAACATCTCCAGTAGTTGAACTTAATCTACCAACTATTGTATATCTATTAGTTGAATCAACTAATAGGTCACCTCTTGTTCTTCCTGTTCCTTGTTCAAAAACTTCAAATATGCCAGCAGGACTAGTCGTCCCAATGCCAACGTTGGTACCATTATCAAACACCTGTGAGTTACCAATAGTGCTTGCTGCTGTAAACTTAGGTAAGTAATTAGTAGTTCCAGTACCAGTTACTGGATTTGTTAAAGCAGCTTGTGCTCCTATTTCAGCAAGGCTCCAAGATACATTGGCAGATCCGTTAAATGTCTTACCTGTATTGCCTATAGTTAATGTACGAGCTGTTTGTAAAGTAGTCGCCGTTGCTGCATTACCTGTAATAGAAGCAGATGCTGTAATATAGTTTTGAGAAGTTACCCAGGGTCTAGTTGCAATAATATCACCACCAATAAGAGCTAATCCTGTAATCTCTGAAGCAAATTGAAAATTACCAGACGAGTCTATACCAAAGTAACCTTGCCTATCTCCTTCCGAATCAAGAAATTGAATATAATTCCAAGCAGCGTTTTTAACACCAGCAGTTCCAGCAACACCTAATTGTTTAAGATTAAGTATACCATCACTAGTACTTTCAATAGTAACTACTCCACTAATTGTACCCCCAACTGCTGAAAAAGCACCTATCTCAGCTAAAGTCCAAGCTACATCAGCTCCACCATTAAATGTTTTTCCTGTATTACCTATAGTCAAAGTTCTGGCTGTAGTAAGTGTAGCAGCAGAACCTGTAACGTTAATAGCATAGTTACCAGAAAGTCTGGCAGCAGCTAGTGTACCGGAAGTAATATCAGTAGCAGCATGAGTATGACTAATAGGTGCATACAGAGCATCGCCTTCAGTCTCTGTAAGATATTCATCAGGAACCGTAGTAAGGTAATTCTGAGAGTTAACCCATGCTTGAGTAGCAACAAGATTACCACCCATCCAAATAGAATCAGTAACACGAAGACCATCTGACTTAAGGGTCATTTCTTCTGCGGTACTCACCATCCATCTGTGGAACTCATTACCGTTATCAGAAGTACCGTATTCTAATCTTGAGTTAGTATCACCATCACCGGTATTAAAAAACTTAATGTAAGCTCCATCAGTGTTCATTACCCAGGTAAGACCTCGGTCTGAAGTACCCCAGTTAATGTTGCCGGTCATTGTATCACCAGCTTTAGATACTTTAGTACCTATGCTAGTAGTTACAGTAGTTGCAAAATTAGGATCATCTCCTAAAGCAGCAGCTAATTCATTAAGTGTATCAAGAGCTCCTGGTGCGGAATCAATAAGATTGTTAATAGCTGTTGTAACATAAGATTCTGTAGCATAACCTATTAAGGCTGTGCCAGTTACCCATGTTCTAGTGGCGACAATAACGCCACCCATTGTGATATTTCCACTAACAGCAAGTGTGCCTGTAATAGTGGAGTTATCTTTTGCAATTATACCATTGCGAGCTATAAATTCATTTGCCATCTTATTGTTCCTTTTTCCCTATCCAAAGGAGTTAGTTTTATTTTATAACCTTCAAACTATACTTCAAAGTATAATCAGCAGGTCCTGTCACTATTAAGTTAACGTTTGCACCGCTAATTGCCGCAGTCAGAGTAACATTATCTGTTGCTCCAAGATCAACTGTTGACACATCTGTATATACAACATCACCAGTAGTCCATACAGCACGGAATGTTCCAGTTCTCATATTACTTCTACCAGCATCATAAACTACATAATCTACAAATACTGCATAGTGATCAGCAGTAGTAAATGTTCTGTAAGTAGTACCAGCTTCTGCAGCTGTTGCATTATTTGTTTGTAAAATTGCTGCAGTGCTACCACCATCAATTCTTATATTACCAGCAACGTGAATCTTTTCTTGAGGAGATGCTACACCAACACTAAGATTGCCAGCATTAATCCATACATTTCTTGCACTTGTTTCTGCACCAATTTCTAGTACTGTAAACCCATCATCATTTACAAACTGCCAACCTTCATTTACAGCATTAGCGGCAACTAATTGAAAGGTACTAGCAGTAAGATAATTTCCAGATTCTACAATAATATTTCTACCTAGTCTCCAGTTAGTATCAGTATCAGCAAGAATAAATGAGTAACCAGTGGTAATACTCATATTACCATTAGCTACTTGTAACTTGTTTGTTGGTGTTGCAATTCCAATGCCGACGTTGCCACTAGTGGTAACTGTAAGTTTTGCAGAAGCAAAACCATCATCCGCCGAAGCTAGTTTAAACTTATTTGAATCTGCCTTATCCAGTCCCAGTACCCAATCTTGATTACCCGTATATAGGAAATGCTGTTCTACATTGCCTGATGTTGCTTCAAAGAAAGTGCGTAATGAAGTAGTGTTTGTACTTAGTACTCTAAATGGTGATGAATTACTAGCTCCATTTATATCTAGCTTAAAGGCCGGACTTGTGGTCCCAATTCCGACGTTGCCTGAAGAATCAATTATTGCTTTGTCAGCATTAGCAATTCTAAATCTTATATTTTGTCCACTTGCTGCATTTAATACAGTTAATCCATTGCCATCTTGAGTTAAAGCAATTTGATTTGCTGCTTGCATATTTATATTTCCAAATGCCGCCCAGCCGCTCAGACCTGCATCTGTACCTTTACCTATAAATGCGTAACCGATTTTTGCAGAAACATCAGTAGATGGCGCTACTGAAAGTTTTACGTCAGGACTCGCCGTCCCAATGCCTATGTTACCCGTACTAGTATCTGAATAGAATAATGCAGTACCACTTGAATTTGCTAAATAAAAATCATAGTTATTAGAAGCTGGTTTAATTGCAAATGCAGATGCATAAACATGATTAGACCCATGAGAACCTATTCTCCAAGTCTCTCCACCTCCTGGTTTAAATAAAAGATGTGTATTAACATCGTAAGATGGATGCACACTTTCAATATAAGGAAGTGCTTGTCCCCCATTGTATGCTATACCTAGAGATACTGGGTTAGTAGCATGAAATAACTCAAGTTGTATTTTATTAGCAGTACTTAAAGAACCAATCCTTAGTATATTACTTGAGCCGTTAATGTAATAATCTCCACTACCAGTATTTAACTGAATGGCTGTTGCAGTTACTGTACCTACTACATGTAACTTTGTTGTAGGACTTATAGTTCCTATTCCAACATTACTTCCATCTGCATTTAAAAGAAGATCCATGCTAGAAGCACCTGCTCTTGCTTGGATAGATGCTTTACCTCCTTGGTTCTCTATGTTTATACTATTACCGTTACCTCCGTATACAAATGAAGCAATAGTTTGAGTATATGGTGCTGTGTTTGCTCCTATGACATATAGACCTTCGCCGGCAGCATTTACTTGTAGCTTATACGATGGATTAGTAGTGCCAATACCTACGTTTCCTCCAGTCTTAAAGTATAATCTTGCTGTACCAGCATTAATAGGGTCACCACCAGTAGAATTACTTTCATAAATTCCAAAATCACTAGCGGCCAAGTTTGTTGTTGCAAAACCCCAGTTTGTAGTTCCTCCACCAGAAGATCTCATTTTAAATGTTGCTACATCTGGGGTAGTAATTGTTATACCATTATATGTAGATGCTACAACTTGAAGTTTATCAGTTGGACTAGTCGTGCCAATACCTACTCTTGCATTTGCGGTATCAACACGCATAACAACTGATGCGTCCTGATGTCTAAAGTCTATTGAAGCTCCACTATAAGTCTGAACAATGTCAGTATATGTAACTCCTGTTATTGTTGTATTACCTACTACGTGCAACTTTTGCGCAGGACTAGTTGTACCAATGCCCACTCTACCATTAGCTTCATCTACATGTACTGTAGTTGACTCAATAGGGTATGTTGCTGATCCTACCCAAATCTTACCAGCAGTAAGGTTAGGTAATGAATTAGCTCTACCTACACCTGTTACAATACCAGCACCGTTAGTAGCGTGCTGCTTAGTAATTACACCAAGATTCTGAATAAGATTTGGATGTACTGGTTTTGTAGCTGTCCATCCACCACCTGGTGCAACATATACTGTTGTGCCAGAAGTATAAGCGGATGTATTTACACCTGTAAGATTACCAAATAATACTGCTTCACCTTCTGCCTCATCTGCAATATTTTGGTTAGCAATAAATATTGCTGGCATTTTTGCCGGATCCGCAGCATCCGCCGGAATAACATCTGATACATTACCAGATGTCTGACCAGCTACTACAGCAAGCGGTGTACCCTTTAAAATGGTGGCACCAGATACGTTCTTTACAGTTTCAAATACTGTACGAACAGTTGGTGTAAGTGTAGATAAATCAATTATACCAGAAAATGCACTACCTACAGAAGTAAATGATAGTGTTGATCCTACTAGAGATACATTACTAATATATCCGTCGGTGTCTGTATTTATATCAGTCCAGCTGGTAGATATGGTACCACCATCTGTTTGTGTAAGTGTAAGTGTTTTTGTAGTTGTACCGCTTACAGCTGCTGATACAATTCTATCATTATAAGCCGTATTCCAGTTTGTATTATTATAACCGGAAGCTGTAATAGTTCCAGGGATAACAATATTACTACTACCGTCTATAGTAATAGGATTAGAAAATGCTCCTAGATTAATAGTATTATCAGCAAATACTTCAATTACAGGTAAACCCGCAATAGTATTTACACTAAATAAAGAATCAGAAAGATCATCAGTAACTGTAAATAGTCTACCAAATGTTCCGTCTACAGTTAAAAGTTCTGCTCCTGCTGTAGTACCTATAATGTTTACAGCACCTACACCTATAGAATTAGTTGTAATACTGTTTCTATCAGTTACTGTATCTAGAGTATCTACCTCAGCAGTTAAGTAACCCTGAGCTTTTACAAATGCTGTTGTTGCAAGTTTTGTAGAGTTGTCCGATGTGGCAACAGTGATTCCAGTGGCGGTACTAAGACTAGTAGTACCTGCCACTGTAAAACCACATAATGCTTCTATATCTGAGTAAAACTTCTTCATTACAGCAAAGCTCTATATTACTATTTACGAATATAACTGATTATGCAATCTTTATTGCCATCAATTGGAACGCTCCAGCAGCATGATCATTGCATGTTCTAAGCTCTACAGTATTATTATCAATTCTAATTACATCCATTTCCACATTTTCTCCAGTAGCTGTTTCAAATACTTGGAAAAGTATATGTGTACCGTTAAGATTATGTGGAATAGGTCCCGTTGTACCAGCAGTAATAGGAGGAGTTGGGGCAGCGTAGCGCAGACCTGCAAGACTTGCTGGAGTTACTGCTCTTGCAGTGTCTGTAAGAGCGTTTGTCTCAGCTGCTGTAGCAAGCTCTACAATACCTTTATTAGTGGTTGTAGCATCTTCTCCTGCAACTGTAATGGTTGTACCCGTGTGAGTAACATCCATACCTTCTCCACCAAGAATTGAGAATCCATGAGAAGAAGGAGTAAGTGCACCTGAGTCAGTAGTTACTGTCTTAACAACAGTATCTTCAAGACTTACTGCACCAGAAGTTACATCAAAGTCAGCAGCAGCAAAACTAGCAACACCCTTAGTAGTTGTAGTTGCATCTACACCAGCTACAGCAACTATGTTACCAGCAGCTACAATGTTTACACCGTTAGATCCAGAAAAAGTAATTGTACCACCTGTAGGAACAGCTGTACCAGAGTTACCAGCAAAGGTAAGAGTATCCAGCATTCCGCTAAGAGTTCTCTTCTCAATAACTCCTGAGTTCTCAATAAGAATGCTAGTTGAAGTACCCGTAGCAATCGTACCTACATGAAGCTTTGTATTTACAGCAGACCAATAGTCATTAGTTTCATTCCAAAGGAACTGTACGTTTGTATCTGTACCACGCTCAATTTCAAAACCAGCAGATTCTGTAGCAGCTCCAGCAGCATTAGAGTTAAGTACAATAATGTTATCTGCAATTGTTACAGTCTCAGTAGAGATAGTTGTAGTAGTACCAGATACAGTAAGGTTACCATCAATTACAACTGAAGTACCAAAAGTTGCAACTTTGGCGGTAACAGAAGCACCAGTAGTATTAAAGTTAAGAAGCGTGCCATCAACATCAGCAATTTTAAATGCGTCAGCTCTTGCATCATTAATTGTAAAAGTTCTAGACTCTCCAGCAGTTACTGAAAGGTTAGTATTACCAAGGTTTTGTACTGCACCAGTAGAACTAATACCAGTTACTGTACGGTACTTAAGGACACCACCAGTAGAAATAGTTACAAAACGTGACTCTGTGGTAGACTCAATCATTCCCTCAAGACGAGCAACATCAGAACCTGAGTTTGCAGTCACGTCAAGAGCGTATACAGAGGATACTACACCTTTATTGATTTTAAGACCTGTATTACCAGCAGTACCATCTAATTGAAGAAGTTCTGTACCACCAATCTCAAATACAAAGTCACCTACGTTATGCTGGAATTTAATCTTTGCTGTAGGGGCTGTACCATCATCCCAAGTAATACCGCTACCAAGACCAGCATCAGGAGCATAGATATAAATTTGACCAGTACCACCAGTAGCAACTTGACCAATGTAAAGGCTATTTTGGATAGTAAACTTACCGGTGCTAGTAGCATTAAAGGTTAAGTTATTTGCACCAAGAGTAGCAACACGGGCACCAGTAAGTGTTCCATCTGCAGTATAAAGATTAGCAAGATATGCTGCATCTTTTATTACATATAGTTCATCAGAACCATTAATACCAACTGTAGTGGTATCAACGTTTACATCTAACGTAGCTGAAAAAGCTCCATTAAGAGTTGAAGAAGTTCCACTAAGACCATTACCTGCAGTAATAGATACGCTGGTAATGTCACCACGCATTGATTGCCAGATTGCACCATCGTAATAGTACATCTGTCCATCAACAGTGTTGTAGTAGATTTGACCTGACACTGGCGTCCCTGGAGCCGCAGCGAGGTTGTGAACCCTAGCATTAAGCAGTTCACACTTGCTAAGGTCGATTGAGGTTAAGAATTTTTTTGCCATGACAGTTTAAAATATTTGATTAATTGAGATACGCATTTCCGGAAAACGCACCACAAAAAGTTATTGTTACTTGATTAAGAGAGTTAATGGTAACTGCTCCTTCTACCTCATCACCAGCTGAGTTAGTAACTGTTATAGAAGGATTTTTATTAAGATTGTGAGTAATAATCCAAGTATCACTTGGTACAGTCTGATTATGTATATAACCGCTGTGATAAGTTACTGACAAGTTAGAGCTATTGCGTCTGTGAATAGTAAAGACACTATCTGTTCCTTGGTTTAAAGTAAAATCTACAACTGAGTCATCATATGCTTCATTCCAGTTGTTAATTTCCTGTTGGCTTGCACCTACTCTTACCCAATGATCATACTGCCACACAAACAATCCTTCTAGATCAATATCCCAAATAGCAAGACCTGTGTGGGGTGCACCCAAAGACATAGCAAGTCTGTCCACGGTAGTTTTATTTTCTATCCGTGCATCTAACAGTTCATTATAAGCAATGCTTAAGTCACTGTAGAATATCTTTTTTGCTGGGCAGGATGACATCTTAGCTTAGGTATGCGTAGCCTGCAACGTCTTCAGAGAAGTTTACTTGGATAGTATTAGTATCAATAGGTACTACTACACCTTCAATTTCCTGACCTTGCAGATTTGTTGTATAAACGTTAGGTACAAATCCAAAGTTGTGAGTAATGAGCCAGCTGCAAGATGCAGTAAGTTGCTCAAACGTAAACTCGTTGTTTCTGTTAATATTAATCTCAGGATTAACAGTAATGTTTGTAATGTTACCTCCAGAGTTAACAGTAATAAGGCTCTGTATGCCGTTTGTTCCGTATTGATAATCTACAGTTGTAGTAATAGGAGCATTTACAGCAGATCCAGTAGTAAAATCAGATATGATAAGCGCAGAGTTGTAATAGATTGGCTCAAAGTCAAACTTGCGAACTGTAACTCTATCAAGACCATTAGCAAGAGCTAACTTATCCCAGTTACAAAGTTCAAGTTGTGTACCGTGCTTTTCATAGTCGGTATCACCACACATGGTAATACCAAATCTATCTTGCACAAACTGTTTGTACACAGCCTCAGCAAAGCTGCCGTTTATTTTGATTTCTTTATCTGCGTAGTTTGACATTTTTACTGTGCTTTACTCTCTTTAATCTGTTGCTCGTAACTAGTGATGCAGGATGAACATACTTGCTTTCCGTTGGATGCTACCTTTTTTTGGCAACCGCAAGTAATTTGCTTACCACAATTAGTACAGGTCATAGTTGGTTTGTTTAGGTTTAACACATAGTATTACACTCCAAAGACTTAAGCTTCTTGATTGCATAAGTTAGAAGCTCAATACCTTCTTTAGGACTCTTGCAATATTCTACTTTAGCTTTTGCAGCGTCTATAAGACTTCTTATATACTTCATTTCAGACATAATCTTTCTAGTCTCTGTACTTGGTTCACAAGGAGACAGATCAATTTCTGAAAGTTTTTTATAATAAGCAGTAAGAGTAGAAGTAGTTCTCAAATGATTATATTCTACCCACGCTTTATCATTAGGAGAGATGCTGTATCTGATTACATAGACTCCATCTGGAAGAGGTTGATTCTTTTCTCCACAGTTTACCGTTTGAATACCCAAAGTACATGCATTAAGAGCAAGATTAAATCCTGGAGTAACATCAATATTTTTAGGGGCATTAAAGCCTGGAGCCATTATTTGCAGAATAGCACACTCTACCGGCAGATTCACATCATATGTGCTGGTATCTACTACTCTGAACAGCGCTTCGTTAGCTGTTTCAGGTACTTCTAAACTAAGAATGTGTCTGGATGCCATAATTTATAAAATAATAGAGCAATGTATATTCAGTGCTCACTTATAATTTACTGAAAAAACCTCAGTGTTGCAAAACAAAAAAGGGGCTGATTTACAGCCCCTTCAATGTTTTTGCAAAGTTTATTACTTTACAGGTACATTAAGTACCGCATTTGCAAACAAACCAGCAGCTTTACCAAGATCAACCAACATATCGTCAACACGAGTATTAGTGGTTGTGTCAGTAGAAAGAACAGCAATTGTGATCAAGTATTGATCGTTATCCATAGTACCGCTAGGATTGCTCTTGCGAGGTACGCTGTGAAGCAAGTGATACAAGTTGTAAGAAGCAGTGCGATCAACATTGAAAGCTACTTCATCCAAAATTTCACGCATTCTTGAATCCTGTTGGAAAGGGTCTTGCTCGTAACGGTTGCTCAAAATCAACTGACGAACAACAGACTCACCAGAACCTTTTTTCTGAGTACCTACAGTAGCAGCGATAGTAGTACAAGCTACATTACACTGATTTCCGGTCTCATCAAGCTCAGATGCAAAAAGCTGCAAGGGCTCCAACTCAAAGTGATCCGTAGGACGGAATCCAGCATCACCAAAGTGAGTAGAGATTTGAGCAGTAGTCTTAGCAGTAAGAACGATACGGAACTTACCGTGGCTAGAAGTAGTTACTGTGTGACCAGCAGAAGAAATCCACTCCTCATTTACGGTATCCCACTTTTGTACTACAGCAGAAACAAAAGGAGATACCAAAGGATCACCAGCAATTTGCTCAGCCCAAGTAGACAATACAGTGTAAGGATCTACAGTAGTTTGGCCAGTAGCGCAGCAGTAGTTAGTCCAGTCAGCTACAAAGTAAGCATTACGACCCAAGAAACGCAGAGCAGGAGAACCTTTGATGTCCAAACGCAAATAGCGCTCAACACCGCACTTGAAGCAGTCACCTTCAGCTTCTACAGTCAATGTAGCAGCAACTTCGGCAGCAGCATCTGATTTCCAAATAGCACTTACGTACTTAGGATTAATACCCTTAGATTTTACAGACTCCTTGTAACCTCCGTGAAAAGGACCAAGTTTGTCAGTTGTATGCAAGCTACCTTGAGCAAGAACATACATTGGAGCAGTTAGCGTACTAGCAGCGTTAGCAGCAGTAGCAATTGCAATAGATTGGTAAGTGGTAGCATCGAGCAAACCAACTTCACCGGCTGACAGAGCACTAGATGCTACGCCAGAAGCTGCTTCAGCACTCTTTGCCAAGAGCAGCTTTTGATAGGCATGGGGAAAATAAGCCATTGTTTTTGTTTTTTGGGGTTATAAGAAAAAGTTTAAGACAAAAATTTAAGTTTGTACTTGGTTGAGTTAATCAATCCTTTCGTGTTGTCCATCTCATTAATGATAGAACTACATGTCATCATTGACTGTGTCTCACTAATTAATGTATACAATTTATCTAAATAATCCAAACAATTTTCCACCGACTGCAAAGAAATATTTTTCATAACTGGTTCTCCTATATTAAGAAGTAACATTTTATGACCTTGATATTGCTCTGCAAGAGTGTCAAGTTGATCTTGGATTCCTTCATAAAATTCCTGAAGCGCTTTATGCTGGGCATAAGAACCAGTGCTTCTTACTTTAAGATGAAGTTTATGTGTATGCATTGATGCCATTAGCATCTCTGAAATCAGAGATCCCATAGCCTGTGTTGCTTTGTCTGATGAGACTGGGCGACTTAATTTTTTAGGAGCTTCCATTAGTTACTTCTTTCTGCTGAGGTTGTACCACGTTGATATTGAATCATTGACTCGATATCGCCTGCAAGAATAGCGGCAGCTTCATCAATCAAAAGTTCAACTATATCATCTCTAAATTCACAAGCTATATCTGACGTAGAAGCAACTTGTGTATACGGGTCTACACAGTTTAAAATCTGTATATTGATAGGCTTTCTATAGTAGTATAGTCTAGGTCTAACAATCTCAAATTTATTATTTGTGTAGATTCTTATACGATCACTTAAAAGAGTGCAATATGTTTCCGCCCATTCAAAGTTTGGCGATTTATATCTATCTCTAAGAAGCAAATCAACATCAGCTTCTTCAGTTTGATATATTGCAAGAACTCTTTCAGGGCAGCATTCGTCTTTAGCAAAAGCAGATACTCTCTTAAATTCCATATAGTTGGCAGGAAGAGCATCTGATTCAAAAAACGTAACTCTATCATTACCAGTCATAACGCTATCTACAAGAAGCTGTTGAAGATCATCAACACGTCTTTTAGATTCTTCGTCACCTTCTTTACTCATGTTATTACCATGCAGCTGACGACGGACCCATTCAATCTGAGCTTTATTAAAAGCTTCAACAATCTGCCAGCACTCTATATTATCATAGTCGTTACTGGCAAGCTTGTTGAGCCGCTGTTTAATTTTTAGTTGGAGGGTAGCGTTATTCATAGCTTATTACGAACCGCAAGCTTCACAATCTTCTGGATTATCAATATTACAGGTTGGTTGCTTAGCTTTTTCTAAGTCATTTACCCAATCTGCAAAAGCGTCCTCGATGTCTCCTTGCTGGCTCATACTATAAGTTATTAATTATTCCAGTAACTTTCAACTGTTGAGAGCATCTTCATAAGAATTTCTTCATTCAAAGGATTCTTTAGGTACTCTACAACGTCTGCAGGAGTTCTACCCATGTTAGCAGCAGTCTCCATGTGATAGATAAATCCGTCAGATTTAGCAGCAATTACCTTGTATCTAGTAGCATCTTTAACAATTGCTCTCAATTTTAGGTTCTCCATGCTATCTCCAGCAGCATCAATAAACATTTGTGCAGTACGCTTTTTATCTTTCTCTACAGAAAGACCATTGATAAAAGCATCCATGTTTTCGTAAAGAATATCAGTAGGAGTGCTCTTTACGTACTGCGTGCTATCTACATCTAGAACTTTAGCAACCAAGAATAGTTTAGATACATGCTTATCGTAAAGCTTTTGAAGCTCTGCAAGCGCTTTGTTACGAACCTTACTAATTTCAGTTCTGTGAGATACTGTAGATTCAACTTTGTCAAGATAAAATTTAGGAGCTTTAGGAGCTTTGTTAGCAGCCTCAAGACTTTTTGCAACAATTGAAAAACCACCGGCTTCAATAGCATAAAGCTTAATAAGATCGTAAGGATCTCTCTTAGGATCTAAATACAAAGGTTCATTACCACAACGAAGAGTAATTCTACCCCAAAAATCGTCGTTATCAGGACGAAGTAGTTTTACTTTGTTCCAGAACTCAGGATCCTTAGGATCTATAATATTTGCAGCCAGTTCTTTCTCAAGCTGAGAAACAACTTCTCTAATATGCTGAGATTTAGCTTTTTGAGCATCTGGATCAAGAGCTTTCACATCAGGAGCAAACTCGTTTAATCCTGTAAGATACCTTTTGATACCGTTATACTCTAAGCAAGCAAGCTGCTCTTCGTGATAAACATTGTCGTACAGTGTCAAACTGTACTTTTCGAGACCCATGTTCTCGTTTCTTGCATCAAAGAAAGGACGAATCGCAATTTGCTTGCTCTTGTTTTCTTGATACTTTTCAATAATTGTTGTCATAGTTGGTTTAATTAAGTTTGGGTAAACTTAGTAGCTGCCAGAGTTGCCAGCTCTATCTTCGGCATACGTTCCTTAGATACAGGCGTGTAACAGCTTAAAGCGAAGTAGAGGGGGATTTTACTCCCCCTCACTTGCTTATTAATGATTAGAATGATCCACCAGTGATTGGGTTTCTCATAACGATCTTCAACACTTTAGTAGCGTCTTTAACCCAGATAGCTGGCATCGTTTGAGTCATGAATACACGGTATCCGTTAAAGTTACCAGAAGACTGGAAACCTTGAGTACGTCCCATGTAGTCCATAGTACCATTTTGGTAGAACCACTTCAACTGATTGTCCCAGTTAAGCTTCAACAAGTAGATGTTGTCGTTACCGTTTTCAGTAACATCAAATACTACAAAGCTGTAAGAGCTCAAAGGATGACCGTCGATCAAAGGATTCTCAATGTCGTTGGTGTGCAGGTTGTCGAATGCAGGATTCAAAACAAACTTAACGTTTGCCAAGAAAGGAATAACGTAGCTAGTGTAAGCAAAACCGAAGTTAAGATCCATAGCTTGACCGTTAACTGCACCGATATCAGTAGCACGGATCAACAGACCAGAAGCATTAGCTTCCTTCTTGATAGCTTCGTTAACAAGCTTCATACCACCCAGACCAGTCTGTACAATGATCTGACGCTTGGGGTCTGGACCTTGCAGTTCAACACGACCTTGGTAGAAGTTGTACAATTCAGCCTTGAACATGTCAAGAGAGAAACCAGACTTGTTGTAGATACGCTTGAATGAGTTGTCAAGCTGCTTCCACAAACCTACAGACAGACGAAGATCATCTGGACCGTCTTGCTTGATGCGACCACCCTGACCCCACATGAGGTAAGTTTCAATGTCGTTAGCAATTTTGGTCAAGTGAGCTGCTTCCATAGAAGTCAAGAAAGTACGAGACAAAGAACCAGACTCAAAAGCACGCTTTACAGAGTCTTTGCCCATCTTCTGCACCATTGTTTCCAAGTTGGTGATAGAAGGATCCATGTTCTTGTCGAAGTTTCTCCAGATCTCTACTACAGGTACAGTACCATCAGCTCTCATTCCGCCTTTCAGCATCAAGTCAGCACGGCTAGATACACTGTAGTGTACGTGAGCTTCAGCACCTCCTACGAAGTTGTAGAACTCACGGAATCCAGTTCCGAATTCTCCGATGTCAGAGAAACGCTCACCGTACTCACCACGTGCAGAACCTTTACGGAACAACTTAGTACCAGCTTTCAGATACAAAGCAGCGTCAAGAGAAGCGCTGTTGTTGTTGTTTACAAGACGAACAGTGTAAACGAAACCATCATTAGCAGGAAGAATGTCTTCTGCAGTGATGTACATTTCCATACCGTTGTACTTGTCGTAAGTGATGATGTCACCGTGACCAAATGCACGCTTGTTCAGCTTAATGGTAAAAGGTACGCCATCAGCGCCCAAGTTACCGCTCAAGCTCTCTACAATGTAGGGAAGATCTTGAGTAACAGGAACCTGCCACTTGTACTCTCCACGAGCATTATCAACAGAGATGGTGTTTTTACCACCAAAAGATGCCATCTGGTAGAGAGGCATCTCTACTTTCTGGGCCATAGCCCAAAGATCTACAGGACCAAGGTCTGTAGGTTCAGAACCACCCAGCATGTTTGCCAAGTGATAAGAATCAACGTGAGAGGATGCTTTGTAAGCAGTGTCTCTCAGGAAGATACCATTGTTTAAAACAGGTGTTGCCATTGTTTTTGATTAGAATTAAGGATTGATTAAAAACGTTTAAATATGTTAGCTGGTCTACTTATTTTCCTAGAAGGTTTAGTCTCTTTTTCATCAGCAACAGAAGAGCTCATGCGTTTAGATTGTTCAGTCTTAAGCTGTCTAACAGTAGATTCTACAGCTTTAGTCTTACCAACATCCATGATCTTGTTTCTATATCCATCAGGATCAGAGAGTAACCAAAGTGCTTCAGAAATAAGAGAGTAGTTAGGTTCTACAAACTGATACTTCTCAAGCAAATGGCCCAAAAGGTTTGTGCTCTTTCCAGAAATAGACGGATAGTTTGGTTGTACTAGACCGGCGTAAAGTTGAGATTGAGTCTTCTTATCTAACTTAATCCCATTGATTTCGCCTGGTTTCAAAGCATTATATACATTCTCCATGTATTGCTCTGATGCACGCTGCTGTTGCTGCTGTAGTTGTTCTTGTTGTGCAAGCTTCTGTCCAATAACTTCTTCCTGCATTTTGTCCAACTTCGGCTTAAACTTATTAGCTTGCTGCTCAAGTCTTCCAAGGTCCTTCCAGTTCTGAATCTCTTCATCGATATCTTCAGTGTTACCAAAACCGGTAGCTACTAGATATTCACGAACAATTACCTCTTGGTCGCCTTCATTACGAGGATCTAACTCACGATACTCTTCTACGGTAGAAAGGGCTCTGAACAAACCTTTTAGATCAGAACCACCATTCATAACGTATTGAGCAGCGTATTGTAGCTCCTCAGGTAAACTTTCAAAGAACTCTTTTGGAGTTTCTGATTTGACTTTGTTTTCTACTTCCTTGAAGTTTGCTTCAATAAGTTCTTTCCAGTCAGCTGCAGAGTACTCCTCCAAAGGTTTTTCATCGTCAAAAGGAATCAAGAGTTCATCCTCTATAAGCTTAGAGAACACTTCACTAATACCTACTGAATCTTTACGAGGTCTGCCTGCTTTTTTCTTTACTTCTTCCTCCTCTTCTTCGCCAGCAGCTTCATTATCTAGATCTGAGATGATATCATCTGCAGTCTCCTCTTCTTCAGTAGATTCATCAGATGATCCTTTTGAATCTGTGTTGTCTAAGAACGATGTGTCAAGTTTCTCGTTAGAGAAAAGTGACGGTTTCTTTTCTTCATCGTTAGGAAGTGTGATACTGTCTGCTCCAGGTGCTCCTGCAAATAGCGCATCAATATCAATGTCTACTTCACTAACTGTTGTTTGTTGGTTATTTTCACTCATGTTGGTTTGTTTTGAGTATTAGCTCACTATTAATATACAAAGCTGTTTACAAATAAACTTTTAAAATTTGTTTATCCATACATGCTTAGTAAAATTTTTCGGAGAATATAGCTAAGATTTGATCACTTCCTATTTAGAATCTTTCTTAGATTGCACATCAAATCTATTCTTATTCTCTCTAGCCACTTGTAGTTGCTTATCTGCTATCTCTCTTTGAGTAGACAGACGCTCTCTTTCTATATCAAGTTTTGCAGTATCTGAAGCACGCTTATTTACGTTTTCTTCTCTACGCATATTCATCTGTTCTTGATATCTATCTTCTTGACGCATGTTTTTCATGAAATCTTGATAGTCAGATACCTCATTTTTATTGATGTCTTGCATAGCTCCGTATCCAGCAGATCTGATCTCAGCAACAGTAATATCTTTCTGACGATCTTTTTCTGCTTCTTCCTGCTCAAACTGCATCTTCATCATAGCCTCTTGCTGACGAGCTTGAATCTCTTGCTCTTTCATCTGCTGCATCTGCTGCATTTCAGATTCTTTCATCTGCTGTTGTTTAGCTTCAGCATCTTTAAGAACACCGGTTACTTCAGCAATGCTATCAGCTTTGATGATATTGCCTAAATCATAAATACTTGCACCAGCAGTATTATTTGTCATAGCAAGCTGCTTTAGCTGCTCTAAAACTTGTCTATGATTTGTCTTGGTTGTAGCAAAAATATTGATGTCGCGCATCAAAAGATCTACACCATTCATCTCAAAGTTTACCTTCTCATCAACAGTAGTCATGTACTGTAAGCGAATAGATGGCTTGGTACTGTGATAGTACTGAGCAAGATCTGTACGCATCTGGTGTACTCTAGGCATCAGGTGATCAGAGTGCTGTACAAAGTACATCTCTGTCTGTGCATATGAGTTTGTCATGGCCATACGCAATCCTGTAGCTGTAGGCTGTTCAACAGCTTCTCCAAGTCTTTGTGGAGTAATACCAATAGCTTCAAACGCTTGCCCTTTAAAGTAGTTGGCAAGTTGAATACGAGACATCAAACGATTAGTCTGCTCAAGACTAAGAACTTGATAGTGTTGGAAGTTCAGAGCATTTTCTGTGTTAGTGATAGAAGTATCCAGAGGTAACATCTGGAAGTTCTTCATAGCCACATATGCTTTTGCTAGATTGTTTTTACCCCAATCTTCTCCCAGAGAGTGACGCGGTAAAGCATTCTGATCGAGCATAATAACTGTACCAAGCTCATCTACAAGAATATCTGCAATTTGGTTGTTTACAATGTTATATCCAATCTGAAAAGGCTTCATCAGATCTACAAGAGATACCGATCTTGTGTTACGATCAGAGAATACAGCACCTTCTACAGGAAGTTTACAACCATATAGAGAATCTGTTCCTTTAAATTGGAACTGAAGTCTTCCTGGTTTTGCTTTATTTACACCAAGATAGATAGGATTGAATCCATCAGGATCTGTTAGACCCCAGTGTGAAGGATAGTTAGGTCCAATCTTTACACCGCCCCAAGTCTCATTAATCCAGATCCAGTCAATATGATCACCAAAAACTAAGGTCTCTTTGGTCTTCTGCTTAATAAGAGTGTTATTGTACATAGGTTTGTTCATAACCTTGTACGTTTCGTCAACTATATCTTGAGTAACGTTTCCGTTTTCGTCAATTCTATAGAGGTGCCCCACTCTTCTTTGAGACTTCCAGTAAACAGTTGCAACACGCAACATAAGAGTCGTTCCAAAGTCAAAAAAGTCTTCAGACTCACCTAGCAACCAGTTTACAATGTCACCATTAAAGCCATTGTAAGCATCTCTAGTAGCAGTGAATTGACGGAAGCCCAATGAAGGCATTTGTGTATTCCATTCATGTGATCTAGTTGCATCATAATATGAACCATCGTTTTGATATCCTCCTACAGCATAACCTGCTGAACGAATAGGGTAAATAGCTTCAAGAGCTTTGTGCTGCTCTTCATCCATTAAATAACCGTACTTGTCTATTACGTCAGCAACGGTCATCATATCTACTTTACCTACCCAGTTACTATCAGATATATAACGAATATCCGGAGACTTGTGGTAGAAAGTAAGAATAGGATTCCAGAGTTCTAACTCATAATCATCTTCATTGAGCTTAAAATGCCAGAACTCACGATCTGTAATAAGCATGTCGCGGAATGCCCTCTCTTCAAGTTCTTGTAACTTAAAACGCTCCTCATCTACACGCATCTGATGCTCCGCCCACTCTTCAATAAGTGATCTATAGTCTTTTCTAAAGAATCCTTCAATTTCAGGAAGCGTCTTTAACTGCTCTGGAGCCATTGCTTGCTGAAATTCTTCACTCTCAGGATCAGCGCCCATTGCCATAAGTCTCTGAGCCATCTTCTGTTCTGCCTGTTGAAGAATAGTTCTTTCAAGCATTGTTCTTTTTTCCTCAATCATTTCAAGATATGAGGTGTCGTCAACTGCTCTAAATTGGATCTTGCTAGATCTTTTAGCAAATTCGGCTACAAGCAGGTTAATAACATTAGGTACAATAGGGTAGAACTTGATCTCAAGAGCTGACTCATCTTCTTTAGTCAGAATATCTACAAGATCTACGTACTCGTTATCTTCTTCAATGATGTAATCAGTCTTATCAATGATGCCTTTTGCAAGTTTATAGTTCTTGAGAAGACGTCTTGAGTTTCTTCTGAGCTGCTTAACACCCTGAGTTTCAATCCAGTCAATGTTCCATGCTGCCCATTCATCATCTTTGTCAGCTTTGCTAATAAACTGTACGGGCTGGGTAAGAGTACCCATTTTATTGTACTCTGCTTTGGCCCCAGCCTTAAGCTGCATTGCGTTAAATACTTGCATCTTAGTAAGTTGTTGTGGTTGACTCTAGAGAGTATGTGACCGTTTCGTTTATTTCGTTTATAGGCTCATCACTGATGTAAACATAAGTGATAGGTACTCCGGCAGTATTAGTTTGATAAGTAAACATTATTTAAAATTTTTAAAAGCGCCTTTTCTGAATTTGTCTGTTGTACCAATAGAGCGTCCACCCATATGTCTAAACGGGCTCATTTTTAATTTATACAAATTATCTGATTTATCCAAGGACTTGGTGGTATTCTCTGTACGTTTTGAGTATCCTCTATTGGATTGTTGCACTCTAGCAAAGGCTACTAAAGCTGAAAAAGAAACAAGACGGTCAACGTTAAGACCAGGATGATAAGAAAGCATTTCTTTAAGAAGCATTGGATCAGGAATTCTCTCAACTCCATAAGTAGTTTTTACAATACTACCATCAGATTTAGTCTTTACATCTAGTTCTTCTCTCAAAAACTCTATTGCGTAGGATATCAAGTGACTCTTAAACAGGGTTCCTGTGTTCTTCCAACCATATTCCTGAAACACATTGTTGTTTGAGCCAAGATCTTTAAGGAATAGAATCTGTTGTTTTGGTACCAAGTATCTCTGTTTCTTTTTTGCAATCATATGCTGAATAAAAAGAGACACGTTGTTTTCTACAATAGTCCATGCATTGTACCACTCGATAATGTTTTCCAACATCTCGTGTGTTTTATTAATGTCATCATAACGACCACACCAGCTAGCTACAATCTTATCTCTTTCAATAAAGCTCTCTACGCCATTTTCTGTAGTTCTGGTAACCTCCACTGGGTTCTTGTATACAAAGATGCTACAGAGAGAGTCTGAGGTAGTTGTTTTACCTTCTGATACAGGGTCAATAGATGCATAGTAAGTACCAAAGCCGGGATTTTCATCAGGTCTTTCCCAAACACAAAGAACTCCGGTCTTATCTTCAGTACGTTTAGATATTGGAAACTCACTGATAGGTATCTTTCTACTACGTTCTGGAAAAACTTTACCCTGGTCATTTCTATCAAGTTGCAAATATTCTACGGAATACTCTTTGTCCTCAATTCGTTTAGCTTGTGAAGCTACAAGACCAATAGGAAATATTGACTCTTTACGATATGCAAAAGCTTCTTGAATATTTGTAGGTTTCTGAGAAATACGAAGCTGATACTGTTCAGGTGGAAGCTCTCTTTTCCACTTAATTCTTTCCTCTACAATCGCTTCTAAAGCTTCTTCTACTAAAGAATTACCCCACTCATCAATAAATGGAGGCATTGACCACTGCTCAGGAATAAAAAGACCAGACTTACCCCAAGTTCTGTCAGAGTCAATAAGGTCTGTTTCAACAACATAGATGTCATTAATGTCTGGATTAATAATCATCTGCTTAAGAGGTTCACACTGATCCAAGTCACCCACAGATCCGGCTGCTATAAACATACCAGTAGTTATCATACCAGACTGCATTGCAGGGCGTATGTACTCATATGTTTTATCCATCTTAGAAGCAATACCAGCTTCTTCATGAAAGAAGTATGTCACAGGTCCACCTACACCAGTAGTAGGATCTTTCTCAAATGACATGCCCTGAATCTTAGAATTAAGACCTCTAGTAGTTATTCTGTTGTTTATTCTTACTTGAATCTTCTGTTCCCAGATAAGAACCTTATCAGGAGAACACGGTCTATACCAAGCAGTGTGCTCATTTAGAAAGTTTCGATACTCGTCAAGAAATTTCCAAGAACCTTTATCGTTAATGTAGTCTTTTAGGGCAGCACCAATTTTTAAAATAGCACCTTCTTCAAACCAGAACTGGTTAATAAGCTTGCCCATGTGAAAGTAAGACGATGCAATCTGACGTTTCTTTAGAATTGCGGTGTGCTTATAGTTTAGTTCAGCCAGAGCTTCATACAAAGCCATGTGATACTGGGCATCTCTGACTTTTGCAAAACCATACTTCTTTTCTTCCTTATCAAAGATTGGAAGGAAGTTTAACCACATGTAGTAATCACGGGTTATATAGAAAATTTTTCTGTTTTTACCGTGTATGATTACCCCATTTCTGCATTTTTTCTTCTGATCTTCCCAATATTCTACAAAATCTTTAGATTTAAAGGGTGCCGTACAATAGACACCCTCCTTATTAAAGATTCTAGACTGCTCATTAAAGATCAATGATGTTTCATCAAACTGATACTTACCAGGAATGTCAAATACAGATAAAACAAAATCTGCAAACTCTTGTCGAGTTTGAAATTCAGTGCTTTGCCAAACACCATCTTTCCAGGTAGGTACGTCTATAAAACTCACAGCTCTTGAATATACTCAGCTACACGTTTGGGATCACCTTCACATTTTACAATAATCTCTGTTAGTACAGAAATCTTAGGTGATTTAAAATCAGGGTTTAATGCTTTGATAGAACCGAAGTATCCAATGTAATCTTCTCTTACAAAGGCATGCCAGCATTCATCATAAGGGTTGTAATGAAACAACCAGTTGTACAGCGCACTCTTTTTGTCTTCCATATTAGATTTGGTCATAAGAAAGTCCTTGCCCACCGCGGACAGAACTCTTTTGTTCATCAATCAGGTCATTATAAGCACCTCTAAATGAGCTGCGTATCTGTTCAAATTTAGCTGCAGCATTAACAATAGCAGTAATGTTACCATCTCTACCGTGCTCAATTGGTGTCTTTTCCATATACAAAGCAAGTCTGTCAAGCATTGAGCTAATTCCACGATATGCTCTGGATGTTGGAGTTTCATAAAGCTTTCTACACATTTCCAGAGCTTCTTTGATTATCATATCGTCAGGATCAAAGTCTGGAAAATCTTCTGAAGTTCTTAGCTCTCTTCTAATCAAGTCTTCTTTATCTGTTTCAGGAACATTAAAGAAGGGATTCAAATCCGGATTAGGACAGGTCATGTAAAAGCAATATGCAAAAATTGCACTTACCAATTCTTCATCATAGTTCTCTCTGATAGCTCTTAGAAAATTTAATGTATAACTGTGCTCAGAAGGAATGACCTTACCATTCTGTATATCAAAGAGTCTTACTATCATGAGTTATTATTTTGAATCCAGTGTATTAGGGAAAGAACCTCATCTTTAAGATAAGGCATATCGTATACCACAACGTCTTGTACTACGGGTGATCCGTTTACAATGCTGGTAATCGGGTATCCATTAGGATCTGTACCAGCCTGCTCAAACAGTACGTGATGAATAGACAACTTTCCAGGTCTAAGACGTGGATTTTGTCTGAGAATGATATACATGTAAACAGACAATTGAAGGTTGTAATGGTTATAGTTACAATCATCAAGATGGGATAAAGGAGCGTTCATCTTCTGAGAAATACCTTCGTAGTTCTTAAAAGATTCTTTCTTTATCTCTTTGTTGGTTTTGTAATCAATGATATTAACATAACCATTTACAACCTCCACATAATCTGATTGTCCACAGAGACCTGCAGACTTCAAATACACAAAGTGTTCTGGGTATACACCATCTGTGAGTTTTTGGTTTGGTGCAAGTTTGTGACCTTCTTCGTTAAGAACGGGTCTAAAGATCGGAACTTCCACACCGTTTCTACCCAAGCTTGTAAGTTCTAGAATGTCAGCTTCTCTCTGGTTGTGATACCAGTTTCCAAGAGTGGTTGCTCTATCGGATTCTGCTTTCCAGGTATCAAGGATTTCCTGTTTCTTCATTCCAAACCACTTGGAACGCTTGTTTCTAGAAACCTTTTCGGCAATAGCATCAGCATCAAACTTCTGCTTAAACTTTCCTATAAAGGATGTTACACTAGTCCAGTTGATGTTCTCTTCACCAATGCTTACATAACTGTGGTCTTCTTCTTTAAATAATACTGACATACTTTATTCGTTTAGTCCTAATTTATCATTAAGAACGTTTTCTTCTTCTTCTGTCATAAGTGACTTCCACTTTCCAGCAGGACACTCGGCTGACATAGACCTTGTTTTAAAAGTAAGAGAACACCCGCACAAGGAACAACAAGGTTGTGTACCAGGTGCTAGACATTCTGTACCCTTAGTATCTATATCAGGACAATCATTGCAAATTGCATTGCGCAACTCTGCAACTTCCTCAACGTGTTCTTTCTTAAACACAGAGTTCATGATCCCTTCAAGGATCTGATTTTTATTCTTCCAGGCTTCTATCAAACTTTTCATTTGGCAAAGTTTATTTATCTATAACTCGCCAAATCGCCATTAAAAACAGACATTTGGCGGAATATAATTTGTTCTCTATTAGCGTAAGTTTTTGATTGACAGTCGTTTCTGTTTTTCTTCTTCAATAAGGACGACAAGATTTTTTAGCTTTACAAGCTTATCAGATGCGTGCGTGTGTATGGCGTACTGTCTAAACTCTGTCGGATCTGAGTGTCTTGCAATGTCTTCATTTTTCTGTATCTCCTTTTGAATTTTATTAGCTCTTATCTTAAATGTTCCCAAGTTGGAAACTTTTACAGAGTGGTGTTTAAGTTCAGCAAGACTGTTCCTTACACGTGCCCAGTAATAGTTTACTACTTCTTTAACCGTTTCTTCAGAGACTCCAGTTTCTTCTGCAGTCTGCTTTATAAACGTATTGGGTTTTTTAGGATTCAAGGCTCACAAATTTGTATTCTAAAAGAATATTGCCTGCAGACTGAACCTGGATATCAGGATTAAGCTTGATTGTCTTCTTATTATTTCCTGCTTTAACAATCAGTTTCTTTTTCTCAGCCTTAGCGACAGCGTTTCTTGCTGACTGCGGGCTTTTAAATATTGACTGATCACTAATAGATAGACAGAAAAAGGTAAGTTCCTGTTCACCAGACTCAGCTAAAAGGGCAAGACTCTCTAGATCGGCATCAGATATCTGCACATTATTAAAAAAACAATGTGTCATAATCTGATACTTAACCAGCGCACGTCTAGATAAACGTGCTGTTTTCTCTACTCTTTTCACTAAAGCCATTGTTGTGAATTATGAGCGCTTCAGAGTTTTTTTGGGCGCTGGTTCCTCTTCTTCGTTACTTTCAGGCGCAGGTGCTAAGATCTGAGCAATGCGTGCTTGAGCAACAAGTCTTCCAAGACGAGTCTCTTCAATCTCGGTTACAAGCTTCTCGTAGTCAAGCTGAATCTGAAGCGTTTCAATAGATGACTTGTAAAAATCAATCAGGCCCTGCTTTTGCTGTTCAAGCTCTTCAGGTGTAAGTTCCTCGTAGTTTTCGTGCTCTTGGTTTGTAGCTGACATAACTAAAATATTTTTGGTTTACAATCAAATATACGTTAAAAGTTTAAACATTACAAATTTAGTATTACATTAGTAGTGCAATTTAAATTTTATGAAAGTAAACAGAAACGAGGAGTGGATCACAATCCAAAGAGTTTGTAAGGATCTTGAGAACTACAATCTCAATCCTTTAAACGCATTGATACTAAATGTATCACCAGATTACAGCTCCACAATATCTATGCATGTTGCACATCATTTAAGCTCTATGGGGGAAATGCTGGAAATGCTACCCATAGATGTACCATACCCCGACGAAGACCCCCAGCCTTACAGAGATGCTTTCATCAAAAAGCTACCATTGTTCACTAAGAGTAAACTTGTACTGGTAGAAGCTGGCATTATCAATGGCGCTAACTACACCTTTATGGTTAACGTACTAACAAACATTGTAGACAAAGAAGTAATCACAGTAGCTCAATATGAAAACATACACAGCAGCTTTAAGTGTGATGTAGTAGGACGATATTATGACTGGAACAAGGAACAGTTAGAATTCTATTGGGAAAGAGAAAACAAACATTGGAAATGACCTTAATAACCACACACCCTATCAAGAAATCAGATCTTGGATTTCATGCTAATTTATTTGGTGGTAAACTTCTGGCCTGGCTGGATGCAGCAGCAGCCGCCTACGCCATGGAGGTTTGCAATAACCCCCGGATGGTTACTGTAATGATTGACAAATGCATCTTTAAAAAACCAGCAAAAGAAGGTCAGCTACTTAAGATATATGCAAGCGTTATGCACATAGGCAATACCAGCATCACTCTATACATGGAAGCTAGAGCTCACAATGTATACAGCGGTACACAAACAGTGGTACTCCATACTAATGTCAGATTTGTACGTATAGATGAAATGGGTGATGCTGTACCCATTGATGAAGTTGTAAGAAATCGCTATCTTTCCCAAGACAAAAAGGACCATGAAAGCAAAGAAGACTGATGAAGATGCATTAATGGAATGCTACACCAGAATCTATGCAGCAGCTGAGCCCCCTGCTGTTTTTTCTGAACTTCTGGCAAATGCTACCATTGATGAAAGAGGTATGAAGCACATACCTTTTGACAACTATCTAATATCAACAAAAGATATGGAAAGAATCATAGATGAAGTTATCAAAGAATACAAAATCAAATCATGGAAAAAACAAGCATTCAAAAACACGCTCTGGTTAGGAGCAACACCAAGAACAAAGAACTAGACTTACATGGCGAACACTACGACTGGGATGACTGGGAAGATCTTGAAGATGATGTCCATCGTCCGTCTACTAAAACTGTTGAAGACGACCAGGATTATGAAGACTAGAGTATGGGACCAATACTACCTATACCCTACTGTAATAATTACTCCTACCAAACTTCTATTCGGATTTTACTGCATAGATATTTTTTGGTGGAACCGGGGAATAACAATAGCAATAGGAGAACATGACAGAAGCACAGATTCAGAAGTTTGGTGAGGTCCAGTATCTAAAAGGTAGACTGGACGAACTCCATAAAGCATTTCCTACAGTCCTTGATCTAAGCAGATCTAGAAAACTGGATATGCGCATACAAAAGTACTACGACAAACTAAAAGCAACTGATGAGCTAGCTTACCACCTATATTTAGTAGAGCGGGCAAACAGACAACACAGCAAGGAACGTAGTAAGAAAGAAATGAAAGCTCTATTAGAAGATATACTAGAGCAGATCAATGATCCTGTCCTAGGAGGAAAGATACTAGGACAGCTAGACAAATATTAAACTCCGCCCTGTCAAGTTGAAGACCTCAGTAGAAATGCTGAGGTTTTCTTTTTGGTAACTACTGCAAAATTCTCCTCCGGTATTTTGATTCTACTGTGTATGAGGTTGTGAGTGGGTCTCCAAAAAAAACTCCCCCACCTACTCTTGCGGGGCTCTGCCCCCACTATCATTTAAACAAAACTATTATTTATCATGGAAAACGTAAGTATGTCGATCGCTGAGTTCAAAGAACTAGCTGGAATGTCTGCAGACCAGAAGCTGCAGTTTGCAAATGACAAAGAGAACACTGGAAAGTACTGGTGTCGTGTCAAAGTCTTCGGAGAAGATGTAATTGTAGGTACTACTACAAAAGGTACATTGCGCACTGACATTGCGTCTAAGAGCGTAGAAACTGATCGCTTGCGCATCTATGCAACACCTGAAGGTGCATTTGTATTGTGCTACGGTCGCGAAGCAGCACTATCTATCTGATAGTGTTTTGTAATGGAGGAGTGCAGCAGGTTACGCTTGCTGCATTCCTTGTTACATCTGCTGTGTAATTGTTACATCAGCTGTTTATTGAAAGAAATGCAATTTCTCTCCGAGAGTCTTTGCATTCTTTTCAAAGAATGTTACCATTTACTGCAAAGTTTTCAAAAAAACTACGTGTGTGCGTGTGTGTTTTTTTGTGGTAGACTCACTCTACCACTTTTCACCACATTTTACCACATCATACTATACCCTTACAGATCAAGCAGTAATATAGCTAAACATTAATCTTAGCTTTAAACACACAACATTAACAGTCTATAAGCTTATAATAAGCACTTATTAGGCTTTAACCTTATATA